ATTAAATAAATTTACAGATTTAGGCCGACCTCACACCCAAGTTGCCACTTAAATTTAGATAACTTGGAAGAAGTTTAGCTTTTGAATGTTTGTGCAACAAAGCCATTCAGATATATTGGGATTTTTTAATAGTTTATGATGAAAAAAGAATAGATGCCCAACTAGTTATTGATTTAGTTACCGTTAGTCATCGTTTTTAAGTTTAAATGGGCGAGTTTTCCACATTGGGGAATTACGCCATTCCCCGAAAACAAAAAGCCCACTTTTTAAGTGGACTTTAATATGTTGATATTTCAACGAATTTTGGTAGGTATATCCAGACTCGAACTGGAGACCTCTACGATGTCAACGTAGTATCTTTATAGAAAAAACAATAGCTTATTTTAATATGGGATAATCTTGGTCTAAACGTGACTTTATCCACAAGCCTTTGAATTCTTGTGTACGCTGATTATAACATCTATTTTGAAATAAAAAAGTGAGTGTGTAAAAATGAAAACACGGCAACAAAGACACATTTAGAGGGCTTTTTTAATTCACACACTGCACACAAACGGTGACATGCACTTTTGTCGAAATCGAATGTGCTGTGCAACCCGATAAGAGGATGCACAGCAATAAAAGATTAATTATCTTGAGCAGCATATTTCAAATTATCCGCTACACGATTAGTCCAGCCTTTGCCGTATGTCGACCATGTTGAAAGTGATGTATAAAACCTTAACCGCTCAGCAGTCAAAGTTAGAATCACGTCATTTAGGTCTTGAGCATTCACGGCTTCCATGGTTTTAGGACCAATGATACCGTCAGCAGTTACACCTACCGCTTGTTGCAGCTCTATTACTGCCCGCTTCTTTCCTGCATTAATTGCGAAATCCCACAACTGGAACGTGATAGCGGAATGTAGACCATTACCGCCTAATTTATCCCACCAGTCTTTTTTGTAGATTTCCTTGGCTTGAGCAATCGTAAGATTTTTAATATCCAAATTGGGGTAGGTGTTTGCAGCGATGCCGTACTTGGTGCCTTTTAATATGCCTACTCCAACCTTGCCACCAGTCCAGTTGCCAGGATCGCGCCGATCTGTACTATAGCCACCTTCATGACCAATTAACCTTCGGAATGCTTCATCAAAAGTGATTGAATCCACTGGCAGTTTTGCAAAGCCTAAAATAGTCGGCTCGGGATGTAGTTCAGGTTGATATTTCTTTTTGCCGAAATACGCCAGCGCAGGCAAAACAATAGTTAAAATCAGTGAATGGTATTCGGTCGGGATAAGCTGTGTGTTAATACCCTCCTGCAATAAAACAGGAATTACACCCAATAAAAAAGCCCCAATTAGGGGCCATTTGACGCTGGTATATTTCAGCGCGTTTTCAGGAATGACTTTCATTTTTCCTCTCTCATATTTCGCTCATAAAGTTTGTTTCGGATTTCTTCAACTGTTCTTAAAAGCTGATCAGATTGTTTTTCAAGAACCTGAATACTTTGAGCGTTGGTTGTGGCTTGAGTGTTTACCGTATCTGTTTTGCTCGTCTGAGTATTCCAAGCGACAACAAATAAGCCTGCCAAGAAGATGCCGCCAAAGCGCACAAGCCTTGTGGTGTTATCAATCTTGGTTTTACTTTCATGTAGTACCCTAATCTGCATATCCATTTCTTTAAACTTCGGATCAATCTCATTTCGGACTTGCTTAATCTCACTTTTGAAGTTTGACTTTGCTCGGTCTAAATCTTCTTGCAGATTGTCACGAGTCTGAGTTAAGTCATTTCGTGTCTGTTGATGCTCCTTATTGAGCTGCTCCAACTGCATATTCATACGGTCGAGCTTTTGGGGCATTTCAGCTAACTTATCCATGTTTTTGGATATGTCATTAATCTTGTCTGAGATGGCAAGAAGCTGCCCTGCAGTCGCTACTGGTGGATCAGATGAGTAGTCATTTGGCATTGCGCCCCCTAATTTCTGGCAATAAAAAAGCGCCTTGCGAAACAGTGTTTCTCAGAGCGCCATATACTTTTTAAAAACTTAAACTTCGATTTGAATCACTTCACTCAATGGTGCGAGTCGTTTGATCTCACCATCAGATACGAATACGGATGCTCCTAAGTTATAGCGGGTTGAGCTGGTGACCAGATTTAAGCCTGATCCACCTATTACCAACACTTTGTAGTTGGGATGGTCCACACTGGTAATCGTTCCTACAAACTCTGCAGCCGTAGGAAGCAAATCAATTAAACGCTGTAATGCATTACTCACGATTGACACGCTCCACTTTCACGGTCTGATTGACCACAGCATGTCTTAACGAGACGCTTACGCTATCTACAATGCCCCACCATTCAGCATTAAAGGCCAACACCTCTCCTGGTACACATTCACCCACTTCAGGTGAAATCGGCATGCTGCAGGTATGGGTTTCGACCATGCCGGCTTTGGCAAGTTTGGCTTTGCCATACGCCCCCATGCTGACATGGTTGAACAATGGATTGTTTTCAGGCTGAAGTAAGGTATTTGCACTAGTTCCTGTGCGTTTCACTTGAGCGACTAATGCCTTTCGATCATTGGTCAGCGTGATGCCGTTGTAATCAGGATAGATCTGATAATCCGTTGATTGACTCACTACCACAGACTCAGGCAACAAGCGATCATGTTCAGCGATCGATAGCACATCCCAAAAGGCCTTTTTATACAGCGGTTTAATGGTTAGCGTATTGCTACTCTTTTCGCTATAAATAAACCCACCACCACTTTCAACCACCATTTTAATGGCATCGATTGGCGCTAAATTGGAATAACTTAAGCACTCACGCTCAACGATCCAGCCCAGTGCATCGATCAACTGCCAATTCAGTACCGTATTGCTGAACACGCGATCTAACTCTGCTTGGCACAACTGGACGGAGGTTCGATCGTTCTCTTGTAAGAATGAACGTAATGGCGCAGTCGGTGCGGCAAGCAGTGCGGTTTGACTGCGACCAATTAAGGTATAGGTGTCTTGCGCAAACTTACGAGAACGTCGTCGGTTCTCAAGCAGCATTTGATGCTCGGTACCATTCACGATAATTTTTAAAATCACAGGTTGGCCATTGATGGGTTCAAGTTTGCCAATCTGGGATGCTGGTACCGTTAAACTATAGGACCAACACCAGCAACTGCGATCGGTACTATAATTCCCGTCATAGACTTCAATCGTTAGACCATTGTCTAGGCGTGTCACAGATAAACTATTCAATATGTACCACCAATTACGATTCGGTATGCCAGGAATGCAATCATCTGCACCAAAGTTGAGTTCAACATTGTGTGCATCCGGTTCAACACACAAGCAAACAAATTCAAGATCGCCCGTCCCTTCATACTGAGGAATTTCAGGCTCTGGCCATGGCTGAACGGGATGCTTGCGATAATGAATAGATTTGGCTTTATCCCAAGGAATTTCGTCCTGTGTGACCAGCTCTAAGCCTTTATCCCAATCAAAGCTAAAACGCTTTTCAAAAACGTGCGCGACATGATGTGAAAATGAGATGTTGCGGCGTTTACGGATCATCTCCTGATGAGTCAGTTCACGGTTCAATCGAAGCTTGATCGGCTCATCAAAATACAAATCACGCGCAATACGAATCTTCAGATTTTCTTGCCAGCGCACACTTTGGTTATGGCTAAGCTTTAAGCCTTGTTCAAACGCCGCATGGATGGATTCAGATAAAGTCTGCCCACGCTCAAAGCCAATGTCACTGCCATGGTTCACCACCAATCCACGATCGTAAAAAAAGGTGTCATTTGACACCCTGAGTACTGGTTTCGACCATGGTATTTCCGTTAAACCAAGCTGTGTGATTGCGTGTTCAAACACAGCACTGAATCTCAGCTCAACACCCAATTGATGATTAATATCGAACAAGGCATCAAAGGCAGGATTGAATGACGTATTGATCTCCGCATCAAGGGAGCAATATGCATTAATCCCCACCACATTCAGCTCAGGGATAAATCCTGTATTGATAGTGGCTTCAAGCTGTGCAGCTTGCCCTGATACAGCATGAAACTCAGCTTGAAATGAAACCTCAATTTCTACTTCAAGTGCATTGAAATCAAAACTCAGTGCCTGAAACAAAGCCAAAAATGATGTATCAATTGTTGCGTCAAGTGATGCAAGGTTTTGCTCATCCGCACCAAAGTTAAGATCGGCAGATCCTGTCGCAATGTCTTTAAAATTAAGATTTACATGATGTGCATCAGGTGGAATATAGTTCGCCACATGTCCACCTCTTTTATGTAGATGGTTTGAGGATCAATGAGTTCATCACCAAGGTG